CCCAAGGGAGGAGGTTAAACCCTCACTACCCGTTGCCCTGGGCTTTTAGCCCAGGGCGACCCATTGGTTGCAATGCAAAGCAACCTTCTTCGTCACCTCCCCCGGTTGCCAATCTATGGCGTCCGGGCGTGGGTTTTCGGTAAACCACTGAAATAAACGAAGAGACCCGCTTACCTCCGTCCTGTGTAGCTTTACAACTACGGTCAGGACTTGGTGTTCGACTCGCTGGAGTTCCGAATTCCAGCGTGATCTTCTGGCCCTTTTATTAGGACCTTGGATCCCGAAAGCGGTAGAATCCCAAGGCACATATGCCAACCCCCTACGGATATTGGGGGCAAGCGTGTCTAGCAGCGTCGCTGAAGCTCTAATAAACCCCTTATGATAGAGGTTGTTCGAGCACTCAACGACAGACACTGTGTGCAATGGGTTTACCAGTCGTGGTGCCGCCTGCTTAACGTAGGCTGGGGTCACGTCGTGACCCGCAAAAGCATCCATCCCGCATGATTCCCTGAATAAGCCCGTATGAAAGGACTTATCCCGGTTCACAACGAGATGCAATGCCGTCAGCATAAGCGCGACTGGTTGAAACATATCCGCGGGGACTATCATATCATCCCCGAAGACTCGGACTTTCCGTCCAATGTCAGCCATGCGCATTTTGGGATAGTGATTTTGAATCACCCCCATGCATATTATTGCGTATGCAATTGACTGAATCGGAAAAGTAAATGCCGCCCCCTGTGCTGCAAATTTATTGCACAGGAGTGTCATTTTCCTCTGCTTGATGAGTATCCCTTTTGAACGAGCGGCATTGAACCGCTCAAGGGTCCGGTAATTACTCCGGAACATACACTCAACAACCGCGCAACTAAGGCGGTCAGAGGCTGAAGACAAGTCGATGGTCGCGAAGCGACCATCAACCGAAGCATTCAGAGCTGCTTGCTTTGACGGCTCTTGGTCCGCAAGGTTGATCGAGTGTCGCAAGACACTTTTCGCAATTAGTTGGCGAAGCTGGGTGTTTATACCCTGCTGAATCCACTGGTTGCAAATCGATTCCGAGGCAATTAACCTCGGACCCTTGTAGTCCTTAGGCACGTATGCGAGCTTCGCTGGGACTTCGACGTCCCAGTTATCGATCCCCGACATCTCACATTGATGGCCGACATTTGAGTATTCCAACTCATTTATCTGCCCCCAATGTGCGAACGGGTATTCGAGCTCTAGGCGGGTGGGCCAAGAAGGGAACTCGTATTTTGACGAGTAGAACTCCTCGGCGACTGCGCCTGGTCCGTGTTTCGGCCTGAATCCTCTCTCGTCGAGACTGAAGCCGCGCAAGACGCGGTCGGCAGTTGATTGGACAAATGTTGCGAGTTTGAGAATTTCTCCCTCGCTCCAATTGTCGTCAATGCCATCCAATCTCTGACGAATGTCCGGTCGTCTGATATTCCTCCGAACCAAGTCAACAAGACAAGGAAACCGGTGGTGACACAGAAGACGCCTACTACCCCAACTAAGAGCGGGGGCAGGTAGTTCATGTTCGATTGCGATGAAGGCATCAGTAGCCTCCTCCTTTCGTTCATTAGGACACTGAATTGCGAGCTTCTTAAAGCAGCGTAAAAGCTGCCGCAAGCAACGCAATGTCTCCGGACAAGGATTCTCTAGTATTGAACCATCATCTGCAAACAAGCGTTTGTAGAGGGAATTTAGAAACATCGGCAGTTTGCCGATCCGCTTTGAAAGCGGCCCGTTATACCGGGGAGTGTAGTTCCCAACTGCTAGCGAATATTCTAGGTCGCTGCAGATTGCCGGTAGGTGGACTAAGAAAATCTCCTTACCGGACACGCTTAATTGCGTGGCTAAGGCATTGCAATCCTTAACCAACAAAGGTTCACTAGGACGCATGTCAAGTATGTCGAGCACATCCAGTACGGAGGCTTCCCATATTTTGAGCATGTTTTGGCATAATTTATCCATGATATTCTCCATTCTTTGGTTAATGTTGTGGACCAAAATTCCATGTCCGTTGATGTTCATTCAAATAAGTACCATAGAGTCCCAAGGGGCAAGGCTTTCTACGCCTTACGCCCTGAGCGTTCCTTAGGTACTAAGACGAAACCCATGCACACGTAGAAATTGTGCATGGGCCTGACAATCAGCTTTCGCCGTTGTTCAGTTTGGCGACATTGGCAGCCGTAAGAAGGCTACCCACCGCAATTGCGGTATCGTCAAATTTCGTCACATCGTCACCAAAATAGTGATCGATGCTAGCCGACGTCTGCCGGATTTGTTCCGGGGTAGTCGGTGTCGCAAACACAGTCCACCTGACAGAGATGTTGTGGCGCACTACTGCGCGCCCAGTAACCTTGTCAGTGCGGAGCTTTGGTTGCGTACGGATGAACGCACGAAACTCTTGTGTCGCTTCGACCAATGCGTATTCCGAGGAGTACTTCCCCGAATCAATACGCACCAGGTTCTTGGCGACTCCATCAAGAGTCAGCGCCAACGGATCGGAAAATGCCATATTTTGTTCCTATTCTAGGCCGGCAGTTATATTCGCCGGCTATTGGACCAGCCACTACTGCTATGCATTATCGCAGCAATGGTGGTCAGTTGGTTTGCCGAGAGGATGTTGAATCCAACATCGGCAAGGGTAGGGTTCTGCGGCTGACGGAGTTTACTTGTCAGCTTTTCCACAGTAGGCTGTTTCCATACAGATCCAGCCTCTGGAGTGATAGTCCGCTCCGAGATAATAGTAGTCATGAGTGACCCACCGGCAAAAGTGTAGCCGTGTCGGTTATCATAGACCTTTATCAAGGACGGAAGGTCAGTGACCCATTCGAGAAACCACGACCATGGGATAGCGTCGTATATCGCTGAGAAGCTGATATCGACTCCCAGGGCCGCGGCCATCGTACGGATCGCTGCCGTGTCTGTCAAAGAACCATGGCTAAAATAGGTGGTGGCCCGCCATTTAGACGAGAGCCAGCGTTTATAGCTGGTTTTAGTTTGAGCGTCACCGTATGCACCAATGCCTTCTGCATTGAATGCATCGCGAGTGATTGGCCCTATAACTTCACCTCCACCTAGACTCATTTGTCGGCGTACAAGGCCAGTTGACTGTGCCTTGATTAACCGCCTAAGTCGGCGATCAAGTTCGTCTGCGATCCCTAATAAACCAACGATATCAGATATCATTGGTTGGATCATGAACGAATTGGTCAACCATAAGTTCGATGCCCCTTGGGACAAAGAACCACCGGTTTCACCAATATGCTTGGTCTCCAGCTTCTTCCATCCTTTAAGAATGGATTTGGCCAGAAAGCCGACCTCCCTTAGCTCATAAAGAGCCAGCGGAACATTAACCGCTGGGGCACCTGGGTGCATCTCCGCTAGCTTGCGGTTGATGCCATAGGGTGCCGGGATAGGCAAATGAGTACAATGAGCGCGCGAAGCGGATGTCGGAGGGCAATTCTCGTACCTCCAGTATCCAAAGGTGCCTGTTAGAGCACCAAACTGCCACTCCCTGGTTTGGCTGTCGAATGGGTTTTCCGACATAGGAGAATCTATTGTATCAATTGTTACTTTTTCAAGGACTTTTCCGCGAACGGAGTAACGCTCACCGAAGGGTGAGCCGCCCCAGTACAATTGATACCAGCCAGATTTCTCAGGGAGTTGTAGACTACGCGTGCGTGCCATATACTACCTCTAAAGGGATGCTATAATTACTGCCTTAGCAGCGGG